TCTATATTTCTTAAGCGTTTGTCGTTATATCTGTCTTTATCTTCCAAAATACCGACACGACGCTCAATATCTTGATTTCCTTCACTACTCACTCTGTCACCTACTTATTCCAAAATAAAAACCCCAAACTTATGCTTGAGGTTCCGGGTATTTCTCCCCTGTAATTAATGCGTATTCTTCTTTGTCTATAACGCCCATATCTACGTACCATTTCATATCTTCTAAAGAGTATATCCCCCAACTCCATTGCGTTTTTAAATCTTCATATTTTGGAAACATGTACATATCACTCGACCCCTTTATTATTTAGTTGGTTTTGTAATTCAACATTTTGCTTTGTTAATAATGCTACTTGTTTAGATAAGTCCGATACTATTTTTGCTGTTTGCACCGAACTCATTTGTAAATTGCCATAAGTCTTTCTCAGTTCATCATCACTGCCACTTATATGAGCAGGTAGAGGAGTAATAGGTGTTTCTTCGTTATATTCGTATGTTTCATTTAACACTATTTTGTCATTGGTATACTTATATTTTTTAGGTTTAAAACCTTCCACGAAACCTGCAGGGGTATCATCTATTTCAATACCATTATTCAAATCACCAACAACTACATATGCTACAATTTCGTTACTTGAATTAATTTGTATTTTCATTATTTAACACCTACTATCTTTCTTATTTCAATCGGGTTAGAATTAGAAATTCCTGTATTTGTTTCGGGTACATAAGTATGGTTATGAGTTATGGAAAATTCAGTAGCATTTCTCATATAAATACCAGTTTCATAGAACCTTGCAGCACCACCGTCTGAATTGGACAAATTAAAATCTTGAATTGGTATTATAGTCGTTGTTGTAGGTATAATCGTTTGGTAGGTTTTTATTCCTGCCTGTGTGAAGTATTCAAAGACCAAGAAATTAAAGTTCTTGTATGATTCTGTTAAACTCATAATTGTATCTTTCTCACTAGCATTACCAGACCATAATGTTTTTCTTCTATTATTCAATTCATTATTCATATAAGTTTTTGCGTTTTCAAACGCAATATCTGCTTTGTTTTGAGCACCTATCTCAGATTCTGCTTTAAAACCTAATGTGTTTCTATCTACTTTAGTGAATGTGTCCCAAATGCCATTGGATTTTTGCAAATAATATATACCGTTTGAACCCATCGGTATAAATTCTATTAAAGCATTATCTTCGTTTCTAAAATGGGCATTAATTAAACCGTTACTACTTTCACCATCAATACCATTTGTAGAATCTGCCACATAATATAAACCCGATTTATTGATTGTATTTTCTACATGTATAAAATCTATTGTTTCCAAATAAATACTAAAACCGTCATTGTCTGTGATAGCTTGTTTTTGCCATTTAACTGTGTCGGTATCTTTAACATAACCTCCAGCATCTACATCGTTATTAAATTGTTCTATTTTACCTTCAATACCATTACGTACTTCTGTTAGATCACTAACATATTGTGTACCTGTCGTATTAATTTCATTCAACTTATTAGTAGCTAATATATTTAGTTCATCTAAACTATTTGTTTTTGCTATTTCAATATCTGATAATCCTATATCCTTTGCTTGTTCAATCTTAGCTACATAATCTTCAGCATTGGCCATAGCTTGTTCAATATCGTAAGCTCTTTGTTTCAATTGTTCTTCTAATTCATCAAATTCAACAATATAATTCAACTTAGTTTCTGAATCAAACTCCCAAGCTAATGATTCTTCAATCACAAAACTGAATATACGTTCAGCTACAACCGCATATGTTTCAGTTGTAGATTTTCTACTAACATAAACTTGTGCAGTTACTTTACCGGGCAACTTTATTATGTCATCTGGTATTTGAATAGAAATTTTACCATTCATACCATCTGTTATTTCTAAAGGCAAACGTATCTTTAGTCCTTTAGAATGAACAAATACGATACTAGATGTAATATTATCGTTACCAAGTAATAATGGTTTTTGATTTTGTGTAACTGTAAATTCAAATATAGCTGTTTCTCTGTCAGCAGTAGAGAAAGCGACATTTAAGTCGCTTCTACTTTGTTTAAATGCTGTTGTTTCAAGTGCAATTCTCGCTTTTTTATTTGGTGCAGCGTCGAAATTTACCATTTACCAATCACCCTTTCGTACTATGTTTTATGATATTGTTGTTGCTATCTACGTTATAATATCCAATATATGCGTCTGTTCCAGTTAATCTAACCGTTCCACTACCACCGTTATTAAATCCAACAACATTAGTTAATTTTGTTCCATATATTGCAAATGAATCTGTAACTCCCCAATTATCATTGCTTTCTATTCTACCGTTCCTACAATATGTTAAGAATATACCACCACGATCAACAGTGTCTGCCGTTTGTAAATTGGCGTTTAGTGTTTTGTTGTTATTTATATATAAGAAACGAGAGTTGTGTATGTTCATACAGTTTTTTCCCGTACTATTGATAGTATTGTTAGTGATGTTTAAATGGTTCGTTTGCATAGCATAACCAGAATAAGCTGAATCATTTACAAATATTCCTTCTGTTTTAATATTCTCGATGTAATTATTATCTATGAATATGTTGTGACTTCCTGTGATATATATGCCCCTGTAACTATAAGTCATGTTGTTTCCTTTAATGTGAACATGTCTACAAAGTGCCATGACTATGTTTTTACCTCTATCGTTGTTATCACATGAAAAAGTATTGTCGTTTATTCTAATGTGGCCAATATACCCAATACTATCGTTATGTTCTTCACCATAAGCGTAAACTCCATAGCTCTTATAGTTTCTAAACACGTTGTCTTTAATTAGATAAATATCTCCACCTTGTGATTGTTTACTCGGTACACCATTGACATCTTTAGCGCTATTCATATCACCTCTTGTCGCTGCAACATGAACACATTCGTTGTTTTTGTCAAATGTATTTCCAGATATTTCAACATTTACCCACTTAAATGGATAAACGCCGACTTTACATTCTTCGAAAAGATTATTTTTAATTTTTATATTTTCTTGGAATACGTTATGAATACTAGCGTGGTTTCCGATTGCCACATCAAAACTTGGTGCGATATTAGATGATCTAAACACACAACCAGTAATTAGAACATTTTTACATGGTGTACCGTCCCACGCACCGGGACCACCCACGCCACCTTTTACAATTTCCGCAATCTGTATAGCTTCTTTACCGCTTGTCCCGTTTAAGTTCTTATAACCTTCAAAAATACAATTAGTAAAAGTAATGTCTTTCACACCATTTATATCTACAGCATGATATGACAAAGTGTTTCTAAATTTGACATTATAAAAAGACACGTTTTGCGCGTGTCTTATGTTTATCGTATTCGCAGCGTCTGTCGGGTATTTATCTATTTCTTCTAAATTACAATCTAAAGTTCCACCAATTAAATGGATATTTTGCACACCATCATATCCGTAAAACATTTCGTTAATGTTCCCAAAGTCTAATATTGCCCTGTCATTTCCTCGTAACAACACTGCGTTATCTTCCATTTTAATTGTTGTATTTGAATGGACTGTAACACGTTTGTTGATAAGATAGATGCCGTTTTTAATGATAAGTGTTCCGGCGCCTGCATCTCTTATTTCATTTAACGCTGATTGCAATAATGTATTTACGGGTACATTACCTGTTTTGTCTGGATTATAAGTGTCAAAATTGATTTCAACAAACTTCTTATTCACACTATCTATTGTTTCATTAACGTTATTAAAGTCATGTAGTAAACGTTCAGATAACAACCCATGACCATGACCATCCATTGACACTCGACTGTCTGTAACTTCTTTAACGCCATCACCATCTACACCAACAACTAGATTTTTAATACGTTCTTTTTGATAAATTAACATGTTCTCGACTGTAGTATTTTCGTGCTTAATTTGTTTACTATTGTGAGCATTCTTATCAGTTGTTTTATGTGCGACGTTATCATCTAATAGTGTGTTATGATCACGTTCTATTTTTTTATAGTTATCTATGTTTTGTCGTCTAAACGTTTGGTCTAGTTGGTTACTTAAATTCTTTTCTAACCTCATATTCAATCCCCCAATTTAATTATTTAAAAAACTAACTTCTTGATATACATAATCTGCAGTGGACCAACCACTATCGGATGCATTTGGGTAAAATGTCATTGTGCCATCTGCTTTTATTGAAACTTGAACCGGTAAACGTGCTGTTCCTGTTCTCAATGTGAAAGATTGAGCATTAAGTAATAAATCACTAGGTAATTTAACAACCGAACCACTTTTAATGTTTTTTATATTAAAACGTATATAGACCGTTTCTACACCGAGTAAATTAATGACGCGATAACCACAAACGAAACCGTTATAATTGGCACTCATAAATTGTGTGTTCTTTTCCATAGGCGCTGTTACATCGTATTCAATCCAACCACTATCGCTAAATTTAATTTCTGGTGGTTCTGGAATGTTCTCGCTCACATAACTTTCAACCCGTTCGTTAACGAAATCGTCTAATCCTATAACACCCTCAACATGTGTTTGATAAAGTTGGTATTCACCTGTCTTTTGGTTCCTACCAGTAACTATTGGCATTTCAGACATCTATTAACACGCTCCCTACGATTGGTTCTTCAAAGAAATAATCCCTGTCATATAAGTTATTAATGTTCGTTCTATTTATCGCTTTATTAACGTTTTTTATACGGTTATTTATAGTTTGTTGAATTTTGATGATGTCATTTTTGGCATTAGAAAAACCGACTTCATCTGGTACATTCATAATTGGATGTGATTTTTTTAAACTCACTACCTTTACGGATGTATCAAATTCCATCGGCTCATGTATAAACCAAACTTCATCACGTTCTGATATTTTTTCTGTATCTATATAATTTGTAGATAATTCTACTTCCGGTTCATCTTTCAATTGTGCTTTTAATTCCGCCTTTAAATCAGTGGCATTAGTTATTTTATCGTCAAACACATCTGGCGCTTGTCTGTGGCCAAAAGTATTATAGTTGGGCGATTTATACTCTGCCATAGTGTGATAAACGTCACTACCTTTTAATACAGCAGTTAAGTTTAGTGTTGTTGATTTTTCTGTACCAACATACATAACAGGTGCAGTTTTATATTCCTTAACATTTGGGTCAGCACCACGAAAAACAGCTTTAAATATATGTGTTCCTTTTTTAAGATTTTTAGCTATCACAATACTTTCAGACCGAGAAGTGTGACTATAACAACTATATCTGCCAATCAAATCACCATCTAAATAGACATCTAACAATCCACCACGAGATAATTTTTTAAGCGACCATACCAGCGTTTCGTTACCCCATTTACACTCGAATGTTTTTTCATAACTTGCACCTACGACTTGTGTACGCCATGTACCTTCTTTAAAGAATGTGCCGTTAAATTTTAAGCTAGGTGGTTTGATAGGACTATAGTTTTTAGTTTCTGTTTTAGTTTTCTTTTTGCCAAAACCTTTTATATATGTTTTTAAGTCATTAGTATTAACTGAAACATCTACCTCATCAGTGTTCATTTTGTATCGAATAATTAATTCTGATTGTTTATAAAAAGTATCTTCGTCGTAAATAACAATGTGTTTGTTGTCTGCGAAGTATATATAACCGAACACCTCTGCGCCTTCGTTTAAATATTCAATACCATTATTGCCACCTAATTCGTCAAACTCTTTAACTTCATTAAAATTTCCTTTGATTTCGTATGTGTAACCCAACTTGTTTCCTTTAAAGCCAAAATCTAAATATTCTTCTAGTGAATACATTAAATTTTGTTCTGTTTCATCTTCAGTGTTTAATTCTTCACCTACTATGTCTTTACTTACAAAATGATTTTGAAATTCATACATAATATGATGCGCGGTTATTTCGTTAGTGTGGGTGTCTCCATTCATTTTAGGATTGGTATCTTTGATAACATAACGTTGACCATCGTAATCAATGAAAGACTCATTTTGAAGCATGTTATACACATCTCGATTATGAGTGGTCATATAGGCTGTAAATGTTATAGTACGTCCGTTATTTCGTTCGTATTCGTAACTAAAGGTGTCATAAAAGAAATCTAGCAACAATTCTGACATGGTATTTTGAGAATCTGTTACGATTATATCTGTTGTCAAACTATCACCTACCTATAAATGAATGGGAATATAAATTGAATATCTAATTTTTTAAAATTCCCCCATACTTCAAATTTATTTATACCGGGATCTAATGTTATTATTCCATGATTGGTTAACCTACCACATCTTGCTCTTACGTCATTCTGTTGAATATAAGCATAACCACCATCAATAGTCATTTGTCTATTCACATCTAAATCAGATTTATATTCAAATATGTCGCCAGTTGTTTTATTAACTAATCTAAATCCTTTGTCAGTTGTCATTCTTATAATGATTTTCAGTTTGTGTCTATGTCTTGGGTCAATTGTGTCACTTGAGCCGTTTAACACTTCAAACATTGCTCTATTAAATCTGTATGCTGTATTGCTATCTGGTAATACACCGGATTCAAATTGAAAATTACCATTACTTAAACTAAATTCATCTGTTTCATGTAAGGATTCTGAATAACCTTTGTATACGTTGAAAGTAACTTCTATTGTTCCATTCTTTTCATATATATTTTCGTATTCTATAGAGTCCGTTATTACAGCGTATTTCTTTCCAGGCATATCTGAATGAACAACATAAAACGGTTTTCTTCTATATAAGAAACCTCTCAATTTTGATTTGAAAAGATGATAATCTTTAGTATCTGTTCCTATATATGCAAGACGCAGTATTAAATTAAAAGGTGCGAACGTATTCGCACCCGCAATAGCACCGTCCACACCTTGTACTTCTTGTAAATTTGTTGTAGTTTCAACATCTTCTTCTTCAAACTCTAGGTACATCAATCCTATATTTTCAGTAAGATTAAATGTACCTTCTTCGGTAATAACTTTAACCCATTTATCTTCCATTAAATTAATGCACCCCCATTACTGTATGCACTGTTTCTAAATTGCTTACCTTGCTTTCTATTCACTTTTCTCGTAACTTTGTCACCGTCTAACGTCATATCTTTATTAGCAGATTGAAGATTATATTTTTCGTTATTCTTACTAGACTGTAGTAAATCTTGCATAGTATAAAGCATTTCTTTGAGTATGTTGTTTTGCTCTTGTATATCTACATTGGCTTGTGATAAACGTTGTAACTCCATTTGTTCACGTGTAGCCATTTGTTGTTTCTCTCTTAGTTGGTCAGCATATCTTGAAATACCTTCATACACAGCTGATTGTGTACGGTTGAATATGTCGCTCTCAATTACTGATTTAATAGCTGCAATAGACACGTCATTAGGTATAATTTGCTCACCACCACGTAAATTCATAATTTCTCCACCTTCTTCAAACACTTGAGCTAAACCTCTAGGAGCGTTGTTAGTACCTGTAGCGAATCTTCTTGAACCACTTGGTCCCCAACCACTCTTACCATATGGTAAATCACGTCTCCAGTTAGAGTTATTAAAGAAAGCAAGTAATTGATCATAACCGTTTTTAATATTTTTATGTCCTTTAACAGCATATGATTTGAAAGTACTTGGTAAATATTGTAGTAATCCTTGTGCTGGAGTACCTCTCAAGTTATTTATATCGCCAATATTCCCTTGAGTTACACCAGCATTACCATTAGATTCACGTTGAATCTGTGCAATAATACCTTTTAACTCACTACTTGATAAATTAACTTTCATTTGTTTAGCAGCACGTTTTATGTCAGGAGCCCATTTAGAAGCAGCTTTACTTTGACTACCACCACCATTGTTTTTCTTCAACCAGTTAGTAGGGTCTTTAGCTACGCCATTCCATCTCATTTCATAGTGCAAGTGAGGACCTGTAGAATCTCCGGCACCCGCACCTTGTCGAGCTGGGTCTCCACCTGAAAGGCCTAAATAAGTACCAGGTTTAACCTTTTTACTACCACTAAACGCTAATTTACTCATATGACCGTAAATAGCTTCTATGCCACCAGCTGCTTTAATCCACATACTATTACCAAACCCACCATTGTATCCAGATTTAGCAGTAGCAGTACCAGCTAATGTAGAATATAATTTACTTCCATAACCATAGTTAATATCTAATCCATGATGGGCACGTGGGAATGGATATCCCATTCTTGCAGCTTCTGCTGCTGAATTAGCAAATCCAAAATTGATACCTTTAGATAAATCAATATATCCACCATCGCCACCGCCTTGTTCTTCAAACCAATTTTTGAATAGGTCAGTAGCAGCTTTCTTTAGTTTGCCAAACATACCTTTCATCATATTAAATGGTAAACTTGCAGCTTTAGGTATACCAAAACCTTCCATATTAACGCCAAAAGCTTCTAATACCTTATTTAGTAATTTACCAGGTTTATCTATCCAATCAAGCACATCTCCGACTTTATCTCCAAGCCAATCTTTACCTTTACTAGCGGCTTCTAAAGTTTTACCTACAACTGCTTTTCCACCTTCAATAACTTTTGCAGCACCTGCTTTCGTTGCATCCCATGCATCACCGAAAACATTATCACCTTTTTTATTCTTCTTAGGTTTTTTATTTGATAAAGTACCACTGTGGAATCTAGGTAATGTACCTCTAGAGAATTGTGGATTATTGCTTAACATTGCATGTGTCTGCGCGCCATTGTAGACAGTAGATCCTTGTGGTAGATATGCTGTTGTATCTCTGTTAGGTGTGATTGCAGTTTTACCGTTTGGATAACGAATCATTTCATGTCGGAAACCACCTGGTCCATTACCTTTACCTCTATCGCCCACAGTAGCGAATGTGTCTTTAGCAATCTTACCGTTTTTAACAACGTTAGTAGTCGTATTAGTATGTTCAGTACCTGTGTGTAACTTGATTTTAGGTAGTTTGTCCATTCCAAGTTTTCCTGCTACCCAGTTAACACCTTCGATAAGTTTGTTTAGTCCACTTTTTACTTTATCTACCATTCCAGTTATGTGACTTTTAATTTTGTCAATAATACCTTTAAGACCGTCTTTCATCTTGTTAAAAGTTTTCTTAATAGATCCCCATATACTTGAAGCAATACCAGTCAGTTTATCTTTAATAGCGTTCCAAGCTTTTATAGCATTATTTTTCACACTACCGAAGATGTTAGAAACACCTTTTTTCAAGGAATTAAATGTATTTCTTACGCCGTTCCATAAAGACTTAGCGTAATTCACTACTTTATTACGAATCCAACTCCAAGCTTTATTCGCAATATTTTTAACGCCATTAAATATATTAGAAACACCTTTACGTAATAAATTGAATGTGTTTCTAACACCATTCCATAGACTTTTAGCTCTTGATACTACAGCATTTTTAATTGTATTCCATATTTTAATTGCAAGTTTTTAACAGCATTAAATATTGTAGAATTCACTTTTTTCACAAGTTTGAAATAATTAGTAACACCTGTGTATAACAATCTAGCGAATCTAACTACTCCACTTTTTATAGAGGACCAAATTTTAATTGCTATTGATTTTGCAGCATTAAATACCGTACTTATTACAGTTTTAACTGTACTGATATACCATTTAACACCTTTAACTAAAGCTTTAACAATATTTGTCACGCCTGTTTTCAAAGCGTTCCACACCCATAATGCAGCCGATTTGATGCCATTCCATATTGCTGACAAGACCTTTTTCAAAGCCTGAATTGGATGTTGAACTGCGAATTTAATGGCATTCCAAGTTACGGATGCTGCTATTTTCAGTCCATTCCAAATAGCAATACTTGCGGTTTTAATTCCGTTCCAAATTGCCAAAATATAAGGCTTAATGAAACCAAATATCGCAATAGCACTCGATTTTATAGCATTCCAAGCACTTATTACTACATTTCTAAATGTTGCATTTGTTTTCCACAAATGAACGATACCGGCAACTAATAAACCAATTACGGTTATTACTATACCTATAGGACCAGTCATAAATCTTATCGCTAAACCTAATCCTTTAGTTGCTAAAGCTGCTCCTTTTGTAACTCCTGTCCACACAACCATTGCAGCTGCAGCTATTTTAGATTTAATCGCATTCATAGTTTGTGATGTTGTTAACGCTGCAATTGCGTAACGATAACCTCTGGCCACAGCTGTTGCTGTAGCAGTAACACCGCTCCAAATTTTAGTTGCCGTTGCAGCAATTAATCCTTGCTTACCAAACAACTTCATGTGTAGGTTTGCTAGCATTGTTTCCAAACGTAAAAGCTTTAATTTTATCGTAGCAAATGCACCAGCTGCACCAAATACTTTTTGAGCACCAGTTGCACCTAATAACGCACCTCTTAATAAAAGTACTGGTTTTGCTGCTAATAGTGCTGCTCCTCCAAATGCTGTTAACAATCCTAGAATTTTGCCGATTATTGGATGTGCATTTGTCATTGATGCAGTCCATTTAAAGAAAGCTCCACTAATGCTTAGTACAGCTGAACCAACAGGAGCCATACCTTTTGCTAATCCCCATAATGTTTGTGTAATACTTTTGATTAATGCCCACACTTTAGGACCATTTTCTTCAAGATATTGTACAAATTGTTTAAAACCATCAGATTTTTTTAATCCTTCTGACCATTGTGCAAAACCTTTTGTAGCATTTTGTATTCCTACTAACACAGTGTGAGAGTGTCCACTGAATGCTTGGAATAAACTTATTATCCCTTTGAATACATTTCCAAATATCTGTCCTACAATTGGTAAATTTTGCTTTGTATATTCAACAAAACCATTTATCGCTTTAGATCCTTGTACTGAATTAGCCCAGTTATCAAATGATTTCCCCATATTTTCAAAGCCTTTTGCTGCCCACGAGTAGAGAGGGCTAAGCTTATTGAATAGTGCAGTAGAACCATTAACAAAACTTTGCGTCGCATTAAGTATGTTCTGGAATATTTTTGGTCCTTGAGTATTTAAAATGTCAAAAGCCTTTTTAGCGTTTGTGGAAGTTTTAGCCCAATTAAGCATTTTCGCACTTGCAGTTTCTATTTGACTAGCAGTCGTTGTTAAGAATGGATTAAGCGTAGTCAATGCATGCTTAGCAGTATTAATTCCATTAGTCATTGTATTGAAAATAGACGCTTGGTTTTGTTTTATTAGACTTTCCCAAGAAGTTTTTAAGCCACTTAACGCACTTTGATAATTCTTAACTTCGTTTGTAGCTTTTAACTGTCCATCTTCTAACATTTTCAATGCGTATGCACCTTGACCAGCAAATGCTTGCACAGCTCCACCTGCAATACCAAATGCACCAGCCATTCCAACTGCTCCACCAGTTAAAGCAACTAGCATACCTCCAATACCAGCACCTAAACTAATCACAGAACCCATTATAGGTATTAATGCCGAAAAGTTAGTTACCATTATTCCACCAACAACACCTTGAGTTACTTCTCCTAGACTTCTTAATGTTGTTGCTATTCTGTCCATTGATTCTCTAGCGCCTTCCCAACTTCTTCTGAGGGTTGCGCCTAATGTTTGTTGTCTTTGATAGGCTTTCAATTCATCAGTTGTTTCATCAATGCGACCTTGCAATATTTGGAAAGCTATAGATTCTTTTATTACATCATTTCTTAATTTGTTTGCAGCTCTACTATTAGATCCTTGAGAACGTTCAACTTCTTTTAGATTACCTTTAAGTAGCTTCAAATGACCTTCTTGTTTTTGTATCGTATGGTTCAACTCTGTCAAACGACCTTGGTAGCCTTTTACTGTTTTTTCGGATTGCTTAAATCTTAATTCTGTTAATTTAGCTTCGTTTTTTAACTGTCCTAAACTGTTTTTAACTTCATCTGTAGAACGGCCTAATAACTTTTGACTAGTCTGTGTTTGTTTCAATTCATTTTGATAACTATTTAATTGATTTTCTGCCTGTTGAACTGCACGGCTAGCGTTTTGAAGTTTGATTTTTTGTTCATCTGTTACTTTATTACTTTTTCTAAGTTGCATATCCAAGTCTGATAAAGTATCTTTACGTTTCTTTAGCAAACCTTCTTGCAACTTAATCGCTCTACCTAAATCATTTTCTTGCTTAGCTAATCCTTCGGCACTTAATTCGTTTTGCTTAAACTCTTTACGTTGGTCTCTTAAAGATTTATTTATTGCTTTTAAATTTCTTTCAAGTGTCGTCCTCGATGCTTTCAAGGGGTCTACATCCATCGAGACCTCTGCACCTAAGTTAAAATCTGCCATCTTCTCACCTCCCTGTTTAAATCATCGCCATCATTTGTTCAGGAGTTAAAGCACCAGATTTAGCCACTTTCGAAGCTTTCTTCTTACGTTTTTTCGTTGAGAAGTATTTATCGAAATCTGACATAATAATTTGGTCAACTTCGTGTGGTTTATACTGTGCTTCTTCTATAAAATGACGGTATACTTGATAAATATCTTCGACTATTTCGTCTGCTGTTTTGCCTTCGTTGTAGTCGCTTTTTTGCGCTTTCCCGTATCATTATTCGCGAAGATTTTGCTATAAGTTTCAGGGAGAGAGTTCTCAACAGATAACCCTTTGAATACCTCGTCCACAGTGAATTTATCGTCAAATACTGTGACTAATAACTGTGCAAATTCGTCAAATACTTCAAAGTTATTTGTTTCTGTATCTTCTTCAGCTTTTTTATTTAATTCTTCAGCTTTAGCTTCAAACTCTGCATACTCTTCAGTGTTTTCTAATTCGTCGATTTTTTCATAAATTGCGTCTACTTCTTCGTCAGTTTCAACGTTTTGAAGCTTTTCATTTTCTCGTTCGATTTTTCCTAAAATCGTTCTATGCTTACGATATAAATTTTGTAAATCATCCATATAACCAAAGCTATTTTGTAATTTTGCTTCAAATTCTGCTTGTGCTTTCATAGCACCTAAATTTAATTTATCTTTAGTAAATATTTTATTTTTACCTTCGATTGTTAATGTTACTTTAGCCATTTTATTAGCTCCTCATTTATTATTTTTGTATACAAAAATAGGCGACCGAAGTCGCCATATATTATTAAGCTACTGGTTCTTCAGTAGGTTGTTCAGTAGTACCGCCAGTGTTGTCTTCCGTACCAGTAACTGCATCATCACCGTGTACAAATTTTAAGAATGCATCTTCTCCTGGGAATTCTGGGTCACCATCATGAATACGAACATAAACTGTTTTATCTTTTGAACTACGTTGCATGAATGAGCCTTCCATTTCGATTTGATCTTGTTGCTCTGGTGAATCTTCCATAGTAGATGCACTCGTATTCGGAATGTTAAAGTTACCTCTAACTAAACCGTAATGAATATATGAACCATCACTGCAACGATATTTCCATGATACTGATACATATGGTGGTACTGCATCCGATGCATAAATTTCCATACCATTTTCAACTTTGATACCTAAGAACATTTGACGTTCTTCTTTCGATAATTCCATTAATGTAGTAGTTAATGTCGCACCAGTAATACCACTGAATAAGCTGAATTTTTTAACTCCATCTGCGTAAACAGGTTCATTACCTTGTTCAAGTTCTAACTCAATCTCTTGTAAACCTGGTACATCTTTTAATGCATCTTTTTCAAATCCATTACCTTCTTGTCGACGTGCTTTAAATCCTTCACATGTAATCGCTACTTTTTTATCTGCCATAGTTTATTGCTCCTTTTTATTTAAAATGATGTTGAAGCTAAGCATTTGGTTATAAAGATTGAACTTATCGTCTCTACTTAGCTCTCTTTCAAAACAAATGCCATCGGAACTCTCGATAATTTCAACCACACGTTCATTAATCGAATGAACATCATTGATTGATATACCGAATGTTTCGACGGCAAATAAATAACGGTAGTGATTACTCCTACCGTCATGTTCTAGCGCATTTCCATTCATAATTTCTGTAAGTCTTATAAATGGTGCTTGTTCAGTTTTTTGATAATTTTCAGGTATTTCAAATGTATAAATTAAAGGTTGTTTTGATGTCTCTTTTCTAATTTTGTTAAGCATATCGACCAATTCAGTATCTTTACGTAATAAATCCCACATTCTTACTAAAGGATGTCTATTTAACATCTAGCATGTCCTCTAGTGCTTTTGTATAAATAGCCAGTATTGGCGCTTTACTCATTTCATGTGTTTTACGTAAGAAATGTTGTGGTGGTTGACCAACGGTTCCTCTAACTTGAGTACCGATGTCAGGGAAGTGAATATACCAACCACCATCTGCACGTGACTTACCTTTGTCATAACCAACTTCTCTAGTTGGTCTATGGTTGTCTCGTTGGAAGTTAGATATCTTTGTTACGTCTTTTGCATGATGTGTGTGTTTAGACTTGGCATCCACAGGTGTGTTAGCTATTAAATTTTGCTGATACACTTTAGATGCTTTAGTAACTGCTTTTTTAGCTTCTCTTTCGCTTTGCCACATCAATTTATTTAATTTTTCAGTGATATCTTTGTCACTGTCGTAACGTTTTTTCACTATTTAACCACCTCACATTTCAACTGAATTCTTTCCATGTCTTGGAAATCTGGTTCGATTGCTTTAATTTCATACTTTTTACCTTTGAAATCTACATACATTCCTGAATCTATTTCTGTCTGTTGCTTATAACGAATGATAAATACAATCGTTTCCCGTCTTGCGTCTAGGTCCTCGTTTCTAAATTCTTTAATAGTAGTTTTTGACACTTCACAAAACGGGGTTGCAATTGTAATTAGCGTTTCTTCAGTTCCACCTTCATCGTTTATAATATTTTCGACAGTATAAATTTTTATTCTGTGCTTGAGTTTGCCAATTTCCATTTTGCGTACTCACCCCTTAACGCTTGAATTAACGCAAGTGATGATTGTGGTATTTCGACTTTCTCAAATTGCGTTGTTGTAGAACGATTTTCGTAATGATGTGCTACATGATTAATAACAGCCAAATTAAAAAGGCTTGTTACTTCATCGTTAGATGTGTAAAAGCCTTCGTCATCTGTAATTGCACCTTTAACTTGCCTTTTAGCAGCAGGTAAATATAAATATAGTATTTCATTATCATCAAAATCATGATCTACACGAATTGCATTTTTAATGTTCTCAATCGTAAGCTCATACACATGTATCACCTACTTTTTATCTGAACGTTTTAAAAAAGGACCGTCAAAACCTTTATCAGATAAAATCTTTTCAACTTCCTCTGAACGTTTGACAGTCATTTCTACCTCGTCATCTTTTTTTAGTTTTTTACCAATTTGAGTATCTTCATACGGTTTTAAAACTTTAAATTTAGCCATTCATATCCCTCCTATTATGCTGTTGGTTCTGTCGGTTCTGTTGTAGCTGCTTCTCCGAATGTAACGAAGAAACCAGCGTTAGGGTCAGCTTGTTTAACATCAAAACGGAAAGCACCCATTAAATATTTACCGTAAATATTGTTCTCAATCCATTGAACTGATACGTCTGTACGGTCAGCAAATAAAACGCCTCGTTTGATATCACCAATAAATGCTTTCGCTTCACCATTAGCTCCTAACAGATCATCTCGAACAACTGTAACTTTCATACCTAAAACTGTTGTTCCAGCGGTATTGATAATAGAATCTTGTAATAAATAACGACCATTACCATCTTTCAAAGTATCTAATTTTTGATAGAAACTTTGTGTACAGATGATTTGACGGTCGTAACCTGGGTCTAATTTTACGTTAACAATAGCTTTTAAGTCGTCCACATTAGATACAGTTGTTGGATTAAAAGCTTTCAATACTGTTCCAATTCTTTCATTTAAAGTATTAACTTTTTGTTCTTGAATATTCTCTTGAACAATTTGAGTAATATTAGCAACTGAATCATCTAATGCTTCTTGTGAAATAGGAATAGCGCCACGATAAGTTGCTACTTCCCAATTAATCGTTTGAAACTCTGGCTTAGCTAATTCAGGGTTTTGTTCTAACTCTGCCACAGTGTTAAATTTCGCATTGGCACGTTTTAAAATAGGATATTTACCAGATGCAGTTTGTACTTTAGTTTTTTGTACCAACTGCGATAAATCTTGAACAGTTTTAACTTCTTTTTCTGGAATATATTTAATATCCTCTGGAATTGTTACGCCTACATCATCAGAGATGACATTATCACGCTTTGCCCCTCTCGATTTCATATATTCCTCAAAAGCCGTAACTTTTTCGTTTGTTTCTACATCTTTACTTAATTTCATATCTCGTTTCGCTCCTTTTTTCTTCTTGTCTTTCAATTCATCTTCAGATGGTTCTCCAACCGGCTCTTTTGACGAATCATCTTTAGGTTTTTCTTCATCCTCTTTTGGTGCAGGTTCTGGAGATTCAGCTGGTGGTTCTTCTTCACCTTCAGCATTTTCTACCGGTGGTGTATCTTCGTCTGTCTCTTCTTCGCCACTTGCTTCACCTAATTCAGATTCATATTGTTCTAATTGATCATTCATACTTTCTAACTCTTGAAGTGTTTTACGTGTCTCTTCTACTTCCGATTGAAGTTGCTTAGCTGTTTCGATATCATTGTTTGCTAAAGCGTCTTTAGCTTTAGAAATCGTTTCTTGAATTGACTTACGTAAATCACTTGCTTGACTTTGTACATCGGCCATTTGATAACCTCCTAGTTAAATTTGTGCATAAAAAATAGCCTTACGTTTCTAAACGAAGGCTTTCTAAATCTAATGCGATATTAATTTTTTGTTTTTCAATAAATTGTTTTAATCCTTTGTTACGTTGTGCAACTTCGACGTTTGTATCTTGATACGCGGGTATGGTCACGATACTAACTTCGATAAGTTCATCTATTTTGTTGATAGTTTGTATATATTGTCCATTTTCAACTGTCCATGTCCTCGCAGTATCATCGTCTGGAGGGAGAGTATAAAAGAAACTACATTGATTTACATTCCCAGCTTTAATATTTTCATATATATCACGAGCATACGATGTGTTTGGTAATAAACACTTGAAATATAAACCTTTATCATCCAATTTCAATGTTAATGTTTCTGCTTGTGTCCGTCCTATAACATAATTAAAATCATGATTAATTAAACATTTCACGTCACTAACATCAACATCATTCAAAGCAGTTGGACTAATAATTTCTTTAAATCCCCCTAAATCTTCACTAGGCGTATTAAAAATTATTGCGTACCCTTCCACAACCATATCTTGAGCTGCATCAACGTTACTGTTTGTCATAAGCCTCACCTCCTTCAGTGGACTTATCGATTTTAGCTTGTTGGTATGCTTCTAATGCATCTAATGGAATTCTATTTAAATCCACAAGCAACTTATCACCATGTTTGACTGGTTTATATCCAAATACACTACGAGCTTCATCAGTATCAATAATACCTTTCTGATTTAACTCGGTATATTTCTTCAATTTAACCTCTGGGTCACTATCTATTAATCTTGATTCATCAAATGTTAATGACATTAACGGATTAATATCGTTAAATATTTTAATCTTTAATTCTGCAAACATCATAGAAAATAATGGATATAATGTACTTTGTAAGTATTCCACATTAGCTTGAGTTATAGATGTGTTAACCATTTCAGAACTCATTTTCGAAATAGGCAATCCAAATGCTTTAGCGACTTGTTGAGTACTAAACTTATAACTGTTTAAAAAGTTCAAGGCTTCAGTTGGTATTGAAATCCTATCGAATTTCATTGTGCTATCAAGTGTAATAAGCCCACTATTGTTCCTAGCCAGACTTTTCTCAAACTGATCAGTTATTAAATCCCTTTCCTCTTGGGATAACCTTGAACCCTCCAATGTTAATACATTAGTAGTTGTTCCACCATTTTCAAAAAAGTTCTTTAAAAATCCTTTAGAACCTTGTGATATAGAAATCTCATGCATTAAAGCATATAAAGGTGAATATCCATGATAACCGTCCAATGTCATGTATCTAAAATGCAATACATCTTCGGGCGTTACTCTTACTGCATTACCTTCATGATCTTCAGAAATGTTGTAAATTATCATTTCATCTTTTTCTTCTAATGAAACCAAACTATTGTGCAAGAAATGTAAACTATTAGGTAATCCAGTCTTTTTGTCACGTACAATTTCAACAAATGCATTACCATTTAATAACATATTGGCGATAATAATATATTTAAAATGCCAACCAGGTAATTCTCCATCTGGTGATTCATTGAATAATTTCAATACAGAATCAAACATAGTGTCTTTTTCGTGACCTTTAGTTAAAATTTCTGTACTAGCAACATCACCAGAAATCACCTTAATAGCCGTAAATACATCGCTATTCTTCAAAGCATTTATACCAGTGTAAGATATGTTTGTCCCATGTTGTTCAGCGTATAAAATACGTCTCAAATCTTCATTAAAACGTTCTTCATTACTTTCAAATTCAAATAAAGCCATTTTTATTAATCACCTCCCTTTCTACTAGGTATTAATTGATTAATCAGTAGACTTAATACAATTAAAATAATTCCTAGTATTATAAAAGCAGCAGGTATATAAACTAACCATAGACCACAAAATATAGCTATAATTCCTAGAACAAACAACGTTATAATAAGTATCCCAGCAAGCATTCTAAATTTATTCATATAGACACCACCTTTATCTAAAAATTGGTAATACCGGTTTGTGCTCCCACTCGTATTCACTTGCAATAACATAAGCAAATATTGTTGCCATTAGCGGGTCAATCTTTTCACGGTTCATTTTCTTTTCTATCATTATTGAATCATTCACATTCTTAGCAACTGCATTTTTAATTGCTATATCAAGTAATGGATTTTTATGATGCTTAATTTCTCCATTAATAACTTTGAACCTAAAATCAATATTAGGATTCGATAATGTTTGTTGGCCTTGTCTAATTTCAATGAGATCATAACGCCAATTACGCTTTTCTATTTCAGGTAAATAACTGTGTATGGCATAAGGGTCATAACAAATTGCTTGAACATTTAAGTTGTATTTCCTAACATAATTTTCAATGTAATCTAATACTTGTAATGGATTAATGATGCCACTCTGTAAATCTGTAATCGTACAATAACCCTGTTGTTCAATTTGTCTGTAATCAATCAAATCTCTATCAATCTTAGACTGTAACCCGCCTTTTGTGCCCACAAAGGAGTGAGAGGTAATATAATACTGTTTATTATTTTCGTCCAAATGAATAAATGATATAGCCGTTAAATCATCAGCACGCGATAAATCTAGTCCGATAAAAACTTTAGTATTATTTACATCAAAATCTATTTCATTTTTCTTCCAATCGTTAAAATCAAGATATGATTCTTCACTGGCTTGCATCCAATAGTTGAAGTTTTTCACTAACACTTTAAACATAGTCCCTTTTTGCACAGCTTCATCTACACGTTTTTGTAGAAATGTTTCGATTTGTTCTTTCAACTCATCAGATTCATTAATTAATGGATTAGATTTTGCCCACATTTGACGCTCTTGCCATTCTTCTTCATTATCCTGTTCAAAGATAATCGCAAAGTATTCATGATCAGTATAAACTTCAGATAATACATCTTTTGCGTATGGCCATTCATCTGTATACATTGGTGCATTCAAATTAAAACCGGCCGTAGAAATAATGAATATCAAGCTTTGAAGTAAGTTACCTTGACCGGATTGTATCAATTCAATCATTTCATTCGTTTTTGCAGCATGATACTCATCAATTACTGCTAAGAATGGTTCAAATCCATCGACTGCTCCAGTATCACGAGAGAGTGGCATTACATAAGAACCATCTTTTAAATTTTGTAATAACTCACGTACCTTTTTTACATCTTTTTTCAATTCTGGCACTTGTGATACAAAGTACATTAATTGTTTAGCAACCATATTAAATACAATACTTGCTTGTTTTTTATCATTAGCTGCAGTAAAACATTGGCGACCTTCTTTAGGCTCGTTATCGAATAAAAATGAATATAAAACTAATCCGGACACAATTAATGACTTGCCACCTTTACGCGCCATTGATATGAACGCTTTTTTAAATCTCAAATGATTATCTTCAGTAAACCAACCACGCACCATAGACACTAAAAACTTTTGAAACAATGCCAATTTGTGGAATTTACCTTTTGTATCGGGTAATGATTCCATGAATTTAATAACTTTTTTAGCTTTATTTGGTTTATATACATAATTGAAAGCATTATCTTCAATACTTCGATGAATATCTTTCAAATGACGTATACACGCTAACCTAGTATCTTTACAAGTAACAAAAGTACCCGACAATACCATCACACAGTATTTATAAGCGTCATCTTTATACTGGTCTGGTATATCTAGGTACTTCTCATACGACTTTGGTATTTTTACATTAGTCATCGTCATCAACGCCAAACATCTCATACACAGATTGTTTTTGTTCATTCTCTTTTGGAACAACAATTCTCATTCTTGAATCAATTGTCAGTCCTAAGGAGCCACAAACTGAACGTAATTCTTTTAAAGTCTCCATATAAACATTAAAAGCACCTGTTTTTTTATTCGTTTCTGTATCGAAAGTGCCAATTTCTTGTAATTGCATGTATGTTCTATCATTAATATCTACTAATTCACAATATTTCTTGATTAAAGTGTAATCTAATTCTGCAATTGGTAATTCAGAAAGTAATGGTACGACTCTTAGCCATTCTTTTTTAGCATTTTCAGTTAAATCTGAAGGCACATTCTCAACTGAAAGCTTATCGAAACTTTTTAATCCATTTTCTTTCAATTCTGCTAACTCTAAATCTTGTTTATTATGGTTACCAGTTTTTGTAGCATTTAATTTCGGTTTTCTTCCTGCCAATATCAGCACCTCCTACTGTTTTCGACCTTGTGAATTATTTCATTTCTAGAATTTGGATGCGTTTATCTGATCGAGCGATTACCGTCAGATGCTATTTAAAGGGGGTTTTTCGACCCCTCCCTTTGTTCTGAATGTCTTTGTGCTTAGCAATATGACATCGCCCGCATACCGTCTCTAAATTCCCCATATCTAGCCGCTTATCCCAGTCATCTTTAAGTTCAATAATGTGATGAACATAAAATCGTTCTTTCTTATTTTTACTATTCACAACACCATTTCTTAAACATTCCTGACACATATATTTATCGCGCAATAATACTTGCTTACGAGTATTCCTCCACGCTCTAGACTGATAAAACTCTGAGTATTCCTTGTCTCTGTCATACCTAACGTTAGTGTTATATCGCTTAGCATTACGTTGCTTATTGTGTTGTCTTAGCTTGTCTAGTTCATGTTGTTCATAAGTTTTATTTCCTAAACGAATTTTTGGTTCAATAAAAGACAAATGAATTCAACTTCTTTCAATAAAAAAAGAACAAACAACAAATGATTGTTGAATGTTCTTCATTGATTATGTTTTGAAGATAATATTTCTTCGATAAATCAATTATAATAATTTATTTTAGTAATTAAAACTTCTGTTCACTTTGTTCGTTTTGTTCGTTTTCGTCAAACATCTTATTAACAAAATGATTAATAATACTTTCATAATGTTCATAGAAGTTTGTTCTCTTCATATCTAATAACACCATGATTCGTTGTTTACTCTCACCTTGTTTAAGTAACTGAAGTATATGATAGTCTCTATAGTTAGTAATAGATTCCTCATTGTCGTCTATAAGTGTCATCCTCTCTACTAACTCCTGGGTCTTACGGTAGTCCTTATCATTACGTATCACCCTTACTAATACCTTATCGCTTGTAGCACCCTGTGCTTTAGGCATAGACGATTCAATACCATACTGACCAATTGATGTACTGTCATATGAATACACTTGTGTATCAACCAGTCTACGCATCCAATGGTAATCAGTTATAATCTGTCTAACTTCTTGGCGTGCATCTTCTAACTCTGCTTTATTCATCCAATACCTCCAGTTACTTTATACGTTTATCCCATGCGTCTTTGATTTGTCTTATCTCTTCATCGGTCAAATCTCTACGTGGTATTTGTCTTTCAAATATAATATGCGTTAAGTATGCCACCTCATATTCAAGTGCATCTATCTTAGTATCTTTCACAGTGTTATATATAAGTGAAAGAATTGCGATTACTCCTAGAAGAATAGTTGCTATTATCCAGAACATTATTTACTCACCTCATAACTATCTAATAAGTTTATTTCATGTACATATGCAAATTCTCTATTGTCTAACTTTTCTCCTGTTACCGACAACATACAATGTTCATCCGTTTCTTTATAGAACCTATTAGGGCTCATTCCTTCTTCGATATCCCATTCATCAAGCTCATGTATTTCTTTTATGATATAACCTTTACTATTTATTTCTTTCACTGCATCCTCGTATTTGTAATAAGCGTTGTTACTTATATGATGCCAATAATCACTGTATGCTTCACCATTATCATAATGCGGTAAATATATAATCATATTAGTTTCTCACCTCATTTAAATGTAAATGGTCATATATACTAAAATCTCTAGGAGCATCCACATCATCATTTGCTTGTAGTCTGATAATCACTTGCTCTGTAATATATTTACTTAGTTCATATAAAGCTATGATTGTTAATGTTTTAATTATTCTCATTCACTCACTGTCCTTTCTTTCATTAAATATACGTTCCGCCTCTTCCTTACTCTCTGCCTCAACCACAGTAAACGTTTCGTTCTCACGTGCTTTAGTTATATGAGTGAATGCGTGACCGGTTGAATCTGTTAAGGTGCGTATTAGGTATTGCATATAATCACCAACTCACTCTTTCCATTTTCTTATTCATATATGGCAAACGGTCATAGAATTCTCTCGCTTCTGTTTTCCAATAAAAGTATTCTTTATACGACTTACCTTCATCATCGACCCACAGTACATTCCATTCACTCATACTGAATGTATCTGTAATCCCTTTAATCAGACCTATCATCCACACTCACTCCTTAGCCTGTTTAATTAATTGCGATGTTGCAGCCACTGTAAATACCATTAAGAAGAATATATAATCCCAACACTCTTTGATTTCTGTATTAGTTATGTAGAATAACAACCACATCAACCACATAGCCATAATGCCCATAAATATTGCTCTCATTTCCCTAACGTCTCCTTTACTTTCTCTAGTATGTCTTTAGTATCCTGTACTTCCAAAACCTTTTTCTCCTCTTGCTGTTTCATTGCTAAACTCCTTAACTGGTTCTAACTCTGGGGTAAATATAGGCACGAAAACTAACTGTGCTAGTCGGTCGCCTTTGTTGATTAAGTAGCAACCCTCTATAACTAAGTTCTCATCTGTTTTAGTTCTTTCAATGTATTCACCGTCTATTCCAATAGGTGACCAATGAAAGTTATAACTATTCCAATTCTCTAATGATTCCATATCATTCTTAACATTAATCTTCATATGACCTTGAAACCCTGCATCAATCTTCCCTGTCTCAACTACAAGATGTGTCTTACTACTCACACCACTTCTACTTGTAAGTAATCCCACATAACCTTTAGGGATATTCACTGCTAGATCAGTAGCAATTAATGCTTTCTGTTGTGGTTCAAGTATTACTGTTTCTGCCGCGTATATGTCATAACCAGCGCTTAAATCATCTGCTCGTTTAGGTAATGTTGCGTTGTCGCTTAGTAGTTTGATTTGTAGTGTTTCAGTCATTTTGTTTGTCCTCCAATTGTTCACTCATTGATTGCATTACATGTAACACCATTGTTGCTAAATCATTCGTTACATTATCATTTTCATAAACGGCTTCTAATGTGTCGCAAAATGAACATGACCCATAAAAATCTGTAGTTTCGATGTCTTTGATGCCATCAATTTTAGATTTAAAAGTGAAAGATAACTCTCCACACCATCCATCACCATCGTTATAAATAACTGGCTTAGTTTCATGGGTATCTTTTAAAACTATTTGTGCTGCTAGTTCATGTAAGTCGTCGTACCCGTAATATTCATCGTTATCAATATATTTTTCTATCTCTTTTGTAGTCATACCTTTTACTTGTTCAATCATCCTACTCGTCCTCCCATAATCTCTTTATTTCTTCACACATAAATCTCTCGCCATAATCATATTCGTCAGTGGTTTCTTCTTCTTTTAATCTTTTGGTAATAAAACTTCTTACTTTATCAAACGCCTTAGCTTTGCGATAAACTTCTTTAAGCTCCTCTGATGGTTCGCTTACATTATTAGAACCTGTCACTATGTTAAAGTGGTTAACTTTACTAATGTTTTCCTTCTCATACTCATACGCCATCTAATCACGCTCCTTATATAAATATGCCTACAACGATACCTATACAAATCCCAACAAGTAATCCAGCTAATGACATTTCATATACAAATCGTCTAGAAATTTTAATAAATTCATTTGTGAATTGATTGTTAATTCTTTCTAAACCGTCCGAATAGCGCTCGAATATTTCGGTGTAAGTCATTTCATCAAGTTCTCTAACTTTTTTATTTTCCATTTAACTCTCTCCTTTTTCCAACCTATTCATATAGTTAACCAGTGCGATATATCTAGGTTCATTCGGATTAGCTTCTGCTTTTTGGCGAATGTGTTGTGTGAGTGAGTTGTAGTTATTACGTAACCTTTCATTCTCATCTTCCAATCTCAACACTTCGCAATTAATACGTTCTGAAAGCTCCATAGCGTACTCTGCTCTATTTCTATATTCTTCGGTTCTGTCCCATAATTCTCGGTAGTATTTATTTCTTTCATTAACGCTATAATATTTTCGTCTATTTTCTATTTTTAACTTTTCATTCTCCCGTTCCAATCTTCTAATATTCGCTCTTAACACTGCGATGTCGTCAATCAGTGTGTCACGTTCCACTTTGTATTGGTCACGTTGTGTTAGATATTCATCCAATTGATTAAGTAATTTAATAGTACTTCTATGAATTGTCGTTCCTTCTTCATAACTCACTCGCCATCACTCCTTTTTATATTTAAATCCATGCTTCTAATACAACTAATATGAAAAGAAAAATCAGTAGGATGAATATCACTGCAAATACAGTTCCGCTCATCTACTCCACCAGCCCTTTATCGGGTGCCCAGATTAATGTCATTGTTAAGTCGTCGTTCACGATATATATTTCTTTTGTATGTTTAGGCACAAATTCATTAATCATTGAATTTTCGAACTCTTTTGCTGTATTATCATAATTTGTTTTTACTAGTATTCTAGGTAATACGGTATCTTCCGTAACATCTTCCTCAACTTCTACTGTGAAGTAGTCATCTAAACTAAATTGATGTACATCACTAAATTCTGCACGACCTAAAGCGTTAAAATACACGTTTTCCATTCCAGTCTTACGAGCATAGAATGTTTCTCCTTTTATCCTGTTCTCCCACGCGTATTCAATCAACTGTGGTAAGTTTAGTTGTTTCTTAGTTTTGATTTTCATTCCTTAACCCCTCCATTGTTCTTTAATTTTCGTCCACACATGGGGCAATAATTTATTTCAACGTGCGCGCATACTTCTCCATGATCCAATAACATTAATTTATGCTTTTTAAATTTTGTGCCTTTAAAACCTTTGCCTACTCTCAATGAATAATTTAAATAATTATCTGTAACGAAACTCTTAAGTTTCTTTAATTTAATATATCTACGACCATGTGAAGGCACGCATATTTTACATTCATCGTTCATAAATTAATCCCCTCCATCAATCTTCTATTCCGTTTAATATCTTCACGTGATACTGCTACAATCACACTACGTTCATTAACATACTTTAGGAATCCGTTTACTCGGTTTTCTTTTAACATCCTTGCAACTTCAACGGTGTTCATCCCGTTTGTGTTTATTTTGTATTTAACATCTACTGTGTTGGATAGCTGCATTATTTATCCCAATTCTCAAATGCACGCTCGATATACCATTTAGCTTTAGCAATATCTTCTTTACCATTCTTGTGAGGCGCTCGGCTTAGGTACTTAATAGCATTGCCAATATGATAAGCTACGTTAGCGTTGTAGTGTTTTGTTACTTGCTCAATAAAATCTATCACTTCTATCTCACCGTAGTTATAATGTGAAGGATGGTTTACTGTGTCCTCTGCATACTCTGGTACAGTATTCCACTCTAGTATTGTGAAATCATAATTATCATTAATAACTCTATACACACCATTATCTACTTTTATTTCAGCAGATTTACCGTTATTGGCTATTTCTGAAACTTCTCCTGTCATATCTTCACCTAATATTTTAATTTTATAACCAACTTTTAAATCTTTAATTTTAAATAACCCTACATCTTCATCCTTACGCTTACGTTGTTGTACGTCGTTAGATTTCTTTTGGTCGTTCAATATTACTTTTGTAGTAGGACTCAATTTTCTTTTACCATCCACACTTTCAGTAATACTTTCCATATGATCCTCCCAATTATCAAAATAGTTTTCATCTGTAACTGTGTATAAATTACCGACTGAATCAATCACTGCCTTATTCTTATCATCGTCATCAAACTCTAACTCAATTACTTTACCTACAACTGTCATACCTTCGCTATATTCACTCTTACCTAAGTCATACACAATGATATATTCACCTTTATTCAAGTCTCTAATTTTCATTTAATGCACCGCCTTTGGGAAAATGTCGTTTTCCATCAGATACACACACCACTTGTTACGTTTATGGACTTGCGGTGTTCCATCGTATAACCATGGGCGGTCTCTTCTTCTCTTTTCTTCTATGAATCTATTTCTATATTCTTCAACTTTCTTTTTCATTTTTTCCATATATCTGAAATCAGCTACCTTCATGTCGCGAGGTACAAAGCACGCCTCTTTAAGCGTCCAGCCGTATCTAATTCTTATACGTATAAGGGCTTTAGAAATACCATTAATTTTTGCTTGTTCGATGTATTCGTCTGGAATCTCATAAACTTTATCTTTTATTCTCATCACATTCTCCATCAGCTATATCTCCAATCCATAATTTTCACTTTATCGAATTCAATAAATTGTCCATCTAAATAATCGTTTTTGTGGTTTTCCATATCCTGCTCAATATATTCAGTTAAGTCTCTATTTTCGTAATGGTCATACACGGGTATCTCAACTTGTCGTTCAAATATTGCGTCATATCTAACTGTGATTGTTTCCATTTTCATTGTTTATCACCTTCTATTATTTCAATCGCATCTTCCACACTTCTTGCTACTCCATATAAAACAGGTTGTGTTTCAATGAACGTTTTAAATTTTTCTTGTTCTGGTCTTAGTCGACCCTTATCTGTTTTAACTTCAATCACAATAAATTTACCGTCTGTTTTACGAAACCCTACTGTATCTGGAAAACCTTTAGGGAAAAGTTTGATTATTCTGTTATCTTTTGTCTGTACTTTTCCAGCATTAGCTCTCCAAAGTCTGTGACCTCTTTTATTCATTTCTAATATAATTTTGTTTTGTATCTCTTGTTCAGTCATTAGTACCTCCATTTAGGGTAGAGGGTTAAGGTAGAGGGTTTGAAACCTACAAAAACGTTGTCATATCAATGGTTTAAGTTAATTTTTTCTAGGGGTAGAGGGTTTGTCGGAAACTTATTTTTCTATATATATTATTATTTGTTTTCTTATAATACTTTTCTTATAACTATCTACTCTATCTACCTAATAAAAGAAAATATAATATAAGTATTGATATGACGGCGTTTATAAGGGTAGAGGGTTTAACTAATAACTATCTACCAACCCTCTACATCTATCTACCTAATTAAAATCTAATTGAATTACATTCGGGTTATATTGAGAATCTGCCGTAATTTTTAATCCCCTATAATACCTTTTTCCTTTTATAGTTGTACGTTCAAATTTCTTTAACATTTCGGCCGCAAATTTTACATTAGTCATTTTGTGTTGATTGTTACGTTTTGCCCAGCTATCATATGCATTAAATAATTCACTTGCGGCAATTTTGAATTTATAGTCCGTTTCACAACATTCTTCGATAAATGCGGATATACTATCCATTTCTGTTCTATACTCGTCTCTCTGCTCTTTAATAATTGCAGGTTCCGATAATCCGATACGTTGCCATTCTATGAAACCATCGACACACCAGCGCATAATTGCAGGTAACTCACGTTTTAGTTTTTTAGTTAAATCACGATCTATTTCATGTAGCGGTATTTGCTTATCAAAAGGTATGATTACAAAACGTCTCCATATCCCTTCGTCTCTCCCTCTTACATAAGGTTTGTGGTTAGTTGCCATCCATAACTTAAACTGTGGTGTAAATTCAAATTCATTTTCATATAACTTACGTGCAGATACTTTATCTCCACCTGTGATTTGTTTTAATAAACCTTCATCGAAACGTTCACCTTCATTAGGCTCTGTGGTAGTTACTAGTCTCGCACCATCTAACTTAGCGATTTCAGGCGATGCATCCGATTGATTCTTACTCGCCATAATTGCTTGTGGTTGAATATTCGTTGCATAGTTTCCAAATATCTCATTTAATATATCTAGAAATACCGACTTACCATTTCGTCCATTACCATAAAGTACAAATAAAACTTGTTCTGATGTGTATCCGGATAGTGAGTATCCGACTGCTCTTTGTATAAATTTCACTAAATCTTGATTGCCTAAGAATATATCATCTAAAAATTCATCCCACTTAGGACAATCTGCTTTATCTGTGTATTCTACATTCGAAATTTTAGTGAAGTAGTTTTCACGTTCGTGTTCGTTTATCTGACCTTCTCTTAAATTAATGTAACCATTTTGAACATTAAATAGGTTGAAGTCTTTATCGAATGTTTCGTTTCTTACTGGTAATAAGTGTTCACATTCTTTCATCATATTAATTTTTTTATTATGATTACGTGAATCTTTCCAATGTCTGTATCGGTACTTTTCCATATCTGCTTCGTCTATTCCATCAGCTATAAATAACTTTTCATTTTTCATATTCTCTACAACTTTATCTGCTAATATTTTCATTCTTCCAGTATCGTCATGTTTCCAACGCTTACCGTCGTAATACATCCATGATTTAGAAGTGTAGTTGTAACGAATGTTTTCACCGAATAAATCTTTAAGTCTTTCGGCGTTACCTGTATCATCATAAGAATATCGTTTATCTTTTTTAGCTGGTTTGATTGCTTCATCCATAATATAGATTTGAAAATCAGAATCAGATGTTTCTGGTATAAATTCATTTTGACAACTTTCTATAGCTTGATTTATCGTCATATCACCGTACGTATAATCACCACGTTGTTCATCCCATTTATCACGGAATAGATTTGATTTACGAAATATTTCATCCATTTTCTGTGGATCTCTTGCAGTCCAAAATGCTAAGTCATTAGCAAATGCCATATCTGCTTCGGATTGTGAATTGTAAAACTGTGACCATTCACCTTCATATAGAGTCGTGAATCTAAGACTGTTTTTAGATTTTTTAGCGATATCTATTATTTCATCTATTGATAAATCGTTACCGAAACCTTTAGTTGTATTAATTTTTTTAGTTTCTTTTTCATGGCCAGCAATATATTTATTGTGTAAGAAATTCAATTGACCGTATTCATCTTCACTAATACCGTTGTAACCACCAATTTGATTGCCTGTCATTGTGAAGAATCTACCTGTATCATAAATTTCTACATTGCCTCTTCTTCTACCACGAGGAGGGAGTTCTCCTTTTGTTATTAAATGTATACCTGTACCTGAAGGAGATATCTCCGCGTATGTTTCTAATACATTGATAAACTCGCTGATTATATTATCTGTGTCAGGTTCTTCTAAATATGCCTCAATTTCATTTCCTACTTTATCTAAATCAATTCCTACATAAGGTGCTTTAAAGAAAAAACCTATACCATCATAATTAAGTGACTGGCTTGCAGCATCTTCAAAACTTACCCATGTAGATTCGTCATTGGATTTTGCCATTTCATTAGTATTAGGGTTGTATGGACGTTTAGTAAAACGCCCATTATCAACCTTTTCTATCTTGAAACAACACCAATGATCTAATTCTTTAAGTTCATATGGTATTTGTTCGTACACAGGTTAGTCCTCCTTAATTATTAAAACGGCATGTCGTCATCTTCAATATTCAATCCATTTGCGAAAGGATTTGCACCATCTTCAGTTTTAAATTTATGTGCAAGTTCAGGGAATTTCGTTTTCTCCCAACGTTTAACATTTAAGTTTTCATAAGTTTTACCGTTGTTTTCAGATGTTTCATTTTTAACTGTTACGCGTACAGCTTTACCTAAGAAGTCTTTAAACAATTCTTCTAAAGATGAATATTGTTTCCCTTGTTGTAATTGAGCTGCTGCTCCAATCGTGTTGAAGAATTTAATATTGTATTGTCCAGTTGCTTTTGTTTTCCAAACACGATGGAATACAATGTTATTTTTATATTTTTGGTCAATATCATTTCGTACAGTTAAACGAACATCTACATATTCAGTACCGCCTTGAGTTGCATTTTCCTCGAATTTAGTAATAACTGTTTCATAAGTTCCGTCTTGAATTCCACCATCAAAAGTATCTTCCATGTTTAAAGTAAAGTTTGTCATAATTAATTTGCTCCTTTGGTTTTATAATTTATTTTATTAATCCTAATCGTTTGCCTTGTATATAACTCCAACCTGGCTTGTAACCTAATGACTTGCCTAATTCGGAAAGTTCCTTCATGTTGTTACAATCTTCAGGTTTCTTAAAATTCAATGTAATCATCTGTTCTGTAACTTCTTCTAGTTCTGCACTTTCATCGACTGTCATTTCTTTTTGTTCTTCTTTAGGGAATTCACTTCCACAGAAAGGACATATCGTGTATGCAGATTCAACAACACCAAAACATGTTGGGCATTCCTTTATAGGAATTGAATTACTACTTTTACTTTTTTTATCCGAACCTTTAAAGTGTTGTTTCCAATCATGCTCGGTATTAGGTAATCCGTGTCTTGAATAATTACCAACATGATCTATAATGATTGCTTGTTTATTTTGTTGGTAACGCATTGCCCTCATGGTTTGTTGAATAAATAATGTGAGAGATTCAGTTGGTCTAAGTAGAATCACACACTCACAATCTGGAACATCTACACCTTCACCGTATAACTCTGCGTTAACTAAGATGTTTATTTCTCCACTTCTAAATAATTGCATCGCACGCTCTCTTTGGTCTTTCGGTGTCTTACCATCAACTTGTAACGCTTGATAACCTGCATCATTAAATTTATCTGATACTACTTTACTGGATTCAACATTATGGGTATAGATAATTGTTTTTTTATGTTCTGCAAATTTTTTATAATTACTAATCACATCACCGTATATTTGGGGTTCTAGTGCTAAAGTTATTGATTTATTACTGAAATCACCAGTTGAATCATGTTTTAATGATTGATTATTCATAAGGTTAACTGAATAATATTTGAATGGTGCTAATCGCTTATTGTCTATCAGCCACTTAACAGTCTTACCTGGTATGAGTTCTTCGAATACATCAGTAAATCCTTTGTTACTCATACGCCACGGTGTTGCTGTAAAACCGAAAACAAAAGCATTAGGAAATGATTCGAATATATTTATATAAGTTTTCGCTAAAGCGTGATGTGCTTCATCTACTAGAATGATAGAAGGTTCTGGTTCAATATCTTTTTTTATTCTGTTAGAAACTGTTTGAACCATTCCTACATGGCAAAGTTCCATATCCACATCATTAGCAATAAATGTACCTTTTATTTGTGCTACTAACTCTCTCCTGTGGACGATAAACAGTACACGATTACCTTTATCAGTAGCTCGTCTAGCAACTTCTGACATTGTTACACTCTTGCCACTTCCTGCGGGGCTTTGAACCATAATGTTTTTGTTGCCTTTACTCATGCTTTTATATAATCCATCTAGTAATTCATTCTGATAATCACGTAGTTGTATCATCACTATCACCAACTACAAACAGTTCTTCTTGCAAACAATGTTCTCTATTGTCGAGTTGATTTTTAGCAAACACATTATTACTTGGACTTAATATAAATCCTCGCTTACCACTTTTTTCGTTGAATACTAATCTAGCAACTACTTGGCATAAACCCGCGATATTGTCTCTTACTGTTTTTCTAATGTCAGGTACACTTTGAGTTATTTGTTGACCAGCTGGTGTATAAAATTCAAAGTTTGTTTCCCAAGCTAAGAATACTAATCTCTTTTTTAGTGATTGTAGAAATCTCAAGCTATCAATTGTGAAAAAGTCAACGCGTTGATAATGAGACATTTCAGGAACCCTTTCGTTTTTTCCATTACGTCCTAAGTTCGCTAACATGGATCTAAATAATTCTGAAACGTTATCAATTGCTATAGTGTCGTAATTATCAAGTAATGATTTATTTTCAGAAAAATATTTCATTAACTCTCCCCACTCTTTCCAAGCCTCATGAGTGTTGAAATCAAGAATATCTATATTTTCGTTACCTTTGAGTGGTCTCTCTGATTTGTCCACATTGATATATAATGTTTTGCCAGGTAAATAATTCAATGTGTGTGTTTTTCCAGTCCCAGGCTTTGCATAGATTAAGTATGTTGCATTATCTGTGTGGATGTCTTTTGCACTTGAGATATTAAAACTCATGGTCTACCTCCTCGTATTTAATTGTTTCAGTTAAAACTTTTTTAATTGCTATGTGATAGTCCATGTTTATATTCGCTTCTTCTAATCCGTTAAATTCTCTTGCTCGACTTCTATTTGTGGAATAATTAACTTCCGGATTATCTCCATAAGGTTTATTCGTAATGTAAATTGGTATATCTCTGTGACGAATTATATAAGTTATTGTTTCACTCACCACTGCATCACCCGATTCATAATACGGTCTGCTTCATTTGTATTTTGCTCTATCCAGTTATATATAGATTGTTCAAATATTTCTTGGGATAACTGAAAACCTAAACCTTCATCGTTAACCTCTGCAGAATCAATTATATTTTCGTATCTATCTTTAATTTCAACAAAGACACCATAGTGCGTTTTTGTTGCTTTAATCCGAAAATTAAAACCTTGCACTTTAATAAACTTCGTTCTTATTTCTCCTATTTCGTAATACATCTTGTCTACCTCCTGTTTCTGGTGGTATACTTGTGTTGTCTAATTACACAAATATATTATTTGACTGTTAAGCGTTGGCGCGCTTAGCGGTCTTTTTTTCTGCATAATATGTGTTCCAAAATGCGTAACTACCGATGTAGCTTGCAATTGCGAATATGACACTGTAATGAAAATCAAAAGTTATCATTGAGAAAATCATTGTACTTAGTACTACAGTTGACCATGCTAAAATATGTCTCATGTTATCCCTCCTTTAATTAAATATTTCTGTAAATTTGTCTTCTATAAATGCTTTCATTTTACTTCCTACGAAACTGTATTCATCATTTCTGTGAATTGGATAATGTCCAAATGTTTCAATTTCGTCTCGATATGGTTTTAATATATTTCTTTTTAACCAATCTCGTTTAAAGTTCGTTTCTCTTTCTAAGTCAGCCATTGACCAAAGTGTTTTAGTCATTTTTCCACTCCCTTATAAATTCAGTTTTAAATAAAGTTTCAATTTGATAACCGGGAAATAATTTCTTTTTAATTAATAGTGCCTGTTCAAATGTAAAAGAATATTTTCCTCTTGTTCTATCCCTAACTGTTGTGTAAGGAATATTAATAACTTTTGCTATATCTTTTTCTGTAATATGGTGATCTTTCATTGCTGAAAGTAAATTCGGGTACACTCATTAACACCTCCAAAGATACGATAAATTGCATCTATGTACGATACGTCGTATCTACAAGTAATACTATATACGATACTTCGTACATAATCAAGCATTAATTCCAAAAAAGTTACGATAAATCGTAAAAACCCTCTTTACTTCCTATAAAAATGTGTGTATACTAAATTTATCAAATACGAAATATCGTACACATACGGAGGATAATAACATGAGAGAGAGAAGCGAATTTGTAGAAAATAAAATTAAAGAATTAGGATATAACACACGTTCATTTGCAAATGAAATCGGGGTATCTTATACAACTTTGCGTTCAATGTTAGAAAGAAACTTCGAAGGTGCGAAAATTGAGAATGTTATAGCAGTTGCCAAAGGAATAAATGTTACTGTTGAATACCTTTATAACTTAGGTACTGAATTTGAAGAAGTTGAAGCTGCACATTCTGATGGAGGTTTAACAGAAGATCAAGTTAATTTATTGAAAGATATTTTGAAAAATTACGAAGATTAATTGATGGGAGTGTTGTGCATGCAATTAAGAGAAAAGTTATTAAGTAAATATGAGAATATGAAAGTAAAAACCGTAGACATACCAAATTTAGATTTAAAAGGATATTACAGAAGAAACAAAAAACATCCCCATGGTATAATATTGCTTAATAACAACTTTGATTACTATGTACAAAATGGTGTTTTAGCAGAGGAAATAGGACATCACGAAACAACATTTGGAAAAATATTAGGAGCTTATGACGCTAGCAGTTATAAACATATCAACGACTTAAAACAAGAAGTCAAAGCACGTCGTTATGGATATAATTTAGCTGTACCTCTACAAAAATTGATTGATTGTTATAAACAAGGAGTTTGGGGCAACGTATATGAAATGTGTCTATCAATGGGAATAGATAGGTCATATTTTCATGAAGTAATTGAAGATTACAAAGTTAGGTATGGTCCCTTTGTCAAACATAATGGTTACGTGATTAATTTTGAACCATTGGATATTGAAAAATTGGACTAACTATATTTTTTTTATACCAAAACAGAACATACGTTCTACAAAAGGAGAAATGAAAATGAATTTGAAAGAATTTCAAGAACACATCGAAGGTAGATTACCTGCACTAGACAGTTTTTATGATAGAGCAATTAATTATCAATTAGATAAAGATAAAAGAAGACCGCCAAAAAAACGATGGTCAGAAGCTAAAATCGAAAGAGCTGCTGATAATATGTATAAAGATTTGATGAAAAGCATTTATGAAAAAGTTAAATCAGTAGTTGAAGAACACGAAAAGAAACCTGCTAATGTATGG